CAGAGCCTGGCCGGAGCGTCAGACAAAGCCACGATGGCCGTTGATCCCGGTCTCGTGCTAAAGGCCGGCACCACCCTGGTGCGGCAGTGGCGCGGACACACGCACACTGTCCTCGTCCACACAGACGGGTTCGAGCACGAGGGCCAGCTCTATCGGTCGCTAACGGCAATTGCCGAGCGGATTACCGAGGCCCATTGGTCGGGTCCGCGGTTCTTTGGCCTGACCCCACGCGCGCGTGCTTCGGCTGGTGCCAAAACCAGCCGATGACGCGACCAACCCGGAGCGACACACGGCGGCAGGCACGGTTCGCTGCGCCATCTACACCCGCAAATCCTCCGAGGAGGGGCTCGAACAGCAATTCAATTCGCTGCAGGCGCAGCGCGAGGCCTGCGCGACGGGCGTCAGCCGCACGATCTGACGGCAGACCAGCTGCTCGCGCACTCACGTCTGCCGCTGGCCTGGCACGACCAGCGCACCCTGCTCGGCTTCGGCTGATCAGCTGCGCCACTATTCAGCTGCGCTCAACGGCAAGACGCCGCGATCAGCTTCGATCCATCACCGGCACCGCGGTACTGAAATTTGGCTCGGCAGAGACATTAGTCGCCAGTGGTGCCATGTCGTCCGGCTATACCGGTCTCTGCGCGACTCCGTCGCCAGACATGGCCCGCACATTTCACGCGATACGCCCAGCTTCTCGACCTCGGCAGGCTCATTCCGTTCCGAGACGGACTCTCCGCTGGAGGGGAATGGATTCGAACTTCCAGTTCCGCTGACTCGGTGAGCTCGGTTCGCACCCTGCGTGGCTTGACGTGAGATTCCGCACGACGACGTGCCCAAACGATTTCCTCGCTCGCCGCGTCTCCGCCGTGGCGACCCGGGGTGAGGTTCGCAGCAGACTCCGCGCTGGAGAGAGCTGGATTCGAACCGTCGGTTCCTATTGACGGGCCACGGGCCCTGTCATGGAGACTATGCGGATTCCTGCCGACGACCGGTCCAAATGCGAGAGTGATCAACGTGAGTGCGATGGCCATCTGTACTACGGCTTCGTCATGCTATGTCGCTATTGAGGTCGGGATCCGCAGGCGGTAGGCGAGTGGATCCAAACCTGAAGTCTCGCTCCTGCGCCGCCTCCCAGCGGCATGCTCAGGTTATCGACATCATGCATACACATCTCGGCGCGGGAGCCGCCATGGCTCAGCCCTTCTTCTTCTGCTCCTCGAACCACTCCATCGAGCCGGGCTGGGGCACGGATTGAACAGGCGGTGGCTTGCTGCGCTCCGCGGCGGCCTCTGCTTGCTGGCGGTAGAGTTCGTAGACGTTGCGACCGATCATTTGCGGGTTGAGCATTTCCAGAGCTCCGCTGCAGGCGTCGACCTCGTCGTCATGCGCGAGATCGGGGAAGCCTTCGAGAATGCGGAACAGCTCCTCGTTCCATGATCCCCGCCGGATCTTTACATTGCCGGCGCGACACTGCGAGCTGAATGGCCCGAACCGCGTCAGCTTGTCGCCGCTCTCGGTTGCCGGCCGCACCGTGAAGCCGCTCAGCGCCCGCACCAGGTGTTGCGCTTGGCTCTTGCCGGCCTGCCCCGGATCCTGACCGAACCCGATCGTGACCCGCTTGCCGTCCTGCGTGGCGGTATTGAACAACAACAGTTCGACGTCGCCCGGGTTGGCGCGCGTCCGCACCATATCCAATACCCAATAGCCGCCGCTCCGATCGCGGCCGAGCTTGACGCCGACGGTCCAATCCGGGTCGTTGAGCTCGGTTTTTTCGGTGGCGGCGAGATCCCAATAGCGGACGATGTCGAGATCCGCCGGAGCCTCGTCGACAACGGCACACCACTCCCGTTTGAAATACAGCCCAGCGGCGGGCCGGATCTTCCAATTGCCAGCGAGCAGCCGCGCGCGCTCGAGTGTCGGCAATGACAACAGCCAGGCGAGATATTCCGGGTTGACCCGCAGCAGTGCCGGATTGTCGAACACGGTCGCCGGGATGAAGGTGACGCTCATCGGCAGCGGCGGGTCGACGCCCGGCGGCAACTCCTGGCCCTGGAGCAGGTCTTCCATCAGTTCTTCGGGTCGATCGGCCCACACGATCTTTTCGGCAATGCGGACGAAATAGCGCAGCACGCCGGCCCGCTCGGGAATCGGACGCCCGCTCTCCGGGTCGATCCACCAGGAAAGGAAATCGGCGACCCAAGAGTCCGCGTCCGGGTTGCAGGTCGCGCGGATGTAAGGCCGCACACCGCAGGTCGAGCGGTTGCGGCTCACCATATAAAAGAATTGATGGGCCGAGAAATGCGTCAGCTCATCAAAGCAAATCAACGTAATCTGCGCACCCTGCCAGTCATACACCGTGGTTTCGAATTGCAGATGGGAAAACTTGATCTTGCCGCCGCGTGGCCAGCGCCATTCGTGCATCCTCAGATGCGGGGTGCCGCCAAGCCGGGGGTAAAACTTCAAGCTCTCATCCCAGAGCGCTCCGGGATTGGTGATCTGCGGCATGGTGCGGCGGAAAAAGACGGCGGTGAAATTGGCGACCCGACTGACATGGCGCAGCGGCTCCAGGATCAGTCCGGCCGTCTTCCCGCCACCAGCCGCGCCACCATAGATGCAGATGTCGGCACCGCTGCGCAGAAACGCGGTCTGCGGTCCGGGTTGCGCCGAGATTTTCGCCGAGAATGGAAATGCCATATCTTACGCCTCGAATAGCAAGCCAGCAGCGCTCTCCGGGAGAGCACCCACTTTGTTTTCTGATCCGCACGAAGACTGGATCGAGGACTGCAGGTTCTTAGCGCCTGCGTTGTCGCTCGAGGCTCTCTCGAACGTCCTGGGGTGCCTGAGCCAGCTCCGGGTCTCGGCCGTTGTCGGGCAACACGAGGACCACCGGTGAATTTACTTCGGCGTCGTCGGCCGCAGCCCGGTTGTCCGCCGCGTCGCGTTCCCGCCAACGCGCCCGTGATTTCAGCCAGAAAATCTGTGCCGTGATGTTGCCGCCCTTGGCAGCGGCAAACAAACAGCCGGAAACGATGGCATTGGCCTCGGCGACGCCGCCGTCGAGGTCATCACGACATCGCTTACGCAGCGTTTTCGGCGAGCATCTGACAATCTTGGCGATATCGTCCTGGCGCACGCCAAGCCCGGCCAGATGGCGCACCTTTTCGCGTACCGCATCATTGACGACAAACGGTTTTCTAGCCATCGGCCGAGCCTGATCGATCGGGATTCTCTCCGCGCTCGTCGAATGACTGCCCCGTGGCTTGATGGATCGCGTTCCGCCCGGTGAAGGCTTGCCAACGTCGCACGATGACATCGACATAAGCCGGGCTAATCTCGAGACCGCAGCAGATGCGGCCGGTCATTTCGGCCGCGATCAGGCTCGTGCCCGAACCGAGAAAGGGATCATAGACTAGCTCGCCGGGCCGGCTATTGTTGACAATCGGGCGGCGCATGCACTCGACCGGCTTTTGCGCGGCGTGTCCCCAGCTCTGCTCGCGCTGTCGATTGCCAAACGGATTGTTGTTGGCGATCTCCCACACGGTGGTTTGCTTGCGGCCACCTTGCCAGTGGCCTGGCTTGCCCTCGCGCACCGCATACCAGCAGGTTTCATGGCGCCAATGGTAGTGGCCCCGACCCAGGGTGAAATGCGGTTTGGCCCAAACGATCTGAGCGCGCAGCTCGAACCCGCAGGCGGTCAGATCGCCGCCGACCACGTCACCGTGCAGCGCCCCGTGCCACACATAAGCGACATCCCCGGAAAACAACGCATAGGCCTCCCGCCAGTCGGCGCGATCATCGTTGGGCACCTTGCCTTGCGCGAGCTTGCCGGAGCTGACCCCCCGGCGGGCTCGCCAGGACGGATCATAGCCGACCCCATAAGGGGGATCGCTGACCATCAGCTGGGGCTGCGCTTCGGCCAGCACCGGCTCGACATCCGCCGCGTTGGTGCTGTCGCCACAGCCGACGCGGTGGTCTCCCAACAGCCAGATGTCGCCGGGCCCAGTGACCGGTTGCTCGGGGACATCCGGGACGCTGTCGGGATCGCTCAGACCACTCGACCCCAAACCCCTCAGGATCTCGTCAAGGCGATCCGGCTCAAAGCCGATCAGATCGAGATTGAAACCGCT